GTTGAAAGTTCTCTACAATTTTAAGGTCAGCAACACTGGAGGAATAAAGTTTATCGATAAACTTTTCAAACTTTTTAATATCGGTCTTCTTTCTTACAACGACTTTGACAATTTTATTTTCATACTCAGAAGTATTGAATGTTTGATAGTCAGTATCATCGTAGTAAATGATGTAGAAGAGTCTGTATGGGTTACTTACAGGTGTATGTTCCAGGGACTCAGTATCAAAAATATGGAAGCCTCTGGAGTCGTTGACATCATTCCAGAACATTTCATAGGGATTACCCAGATAGAATACGGTTCCATTGTCGGATCGACTGTGATAGTGCCCCGAAAAGACTTTTTTGAACTTATCGAAGGATCTGCTGTCATGACCGTGCTCCATGATGTGGCCCGGGGTTGCAACAAAACCGTTGAGTTCAAGGTGTCCCATTGCAACTGAACACTTTGTCTTTTTGATGACATTAAGAGTTTCTTTGTGGTTCTCTTCGTTAATCCAAGGAATGAATAAAGTTTTGAGATTACCCAGAGATACCTCTGTAGGAGAAGAATAAACCTCAACATTATCATATTCTTTTAGGAGAAGGTCAACTGCATTGATTGTATTAGTATTTTTATAGTATGCATCATGATTACCAACCATGAGATGCATCTTGATGCCACGTTCCTTGAGAGGGTCAAACACAACTCTCTTAGACCACTTTAGTGCTTTAAATTCAATACCCTTACGACTATCAAATGCATCGCCCATGTGTACTACAGTATCGATACCTTCTTTCTCTAGTGTAGGAAAAAAGATATCGTTATAGAACTTTTCAAAGTAATCGTGAAAGAGTTTAGAACCTTTTCTTGCCCCATAGTGCGTGTCAGTTATAATACCAATCTTCATTATTCTTCTTTAACTTCCCAGGACCCACCAACACCACCATCCATGTTGACAACAATGTTTTGCTGTTTAACAGGGGTATATGAATGCTGAGGTTTGTGCTCCCTATCCATAGGTAGAGATCCAGTCAAATCTCTACGTGATTGATTTTTGATAACGATGAAACAATCTTTATTGTACTTGCGAGTACCGATAGGTGATTGCCACTTTCTATTGTACTCCTCACCAACATCAATACCTGAGACTTGAGTACCACCAAGTTCTACAGTAATCTCGTCATATACGGACCAACCAAGTTTTTTCACATAACCAGCAACTAGTTCGTTGATAGTGGGGTCATCCAAAATACGTTCTTCTGGATCAAGACTTCCATTCATAATTAACCACCTCTCAGTTTTTGATGCACAGCATCTTTAATGCTATTGTAGTCAGAGTAGTTACCACTGTCAAGTTCATTAGAGTCAAAGACCTCATCAAAGTCACTCTTCTCAAGAATCTTATTCTTAATTTCTAGTTGCTTCTTCTCTTGTGAGATACGTCTCAAAAAAGCATAGTAGATAATCTGAGTGAAGTATGCAAAAGGATTCTTTGACTTCTCTGGATTAAAGTTATGAATATATCTTACGCAATTCTCAATGCCATCACAAATCATATCATCCTTGAACATGTAGTTCACGAAGTTAGGTTTATATGATAGATGATTTGCAATCTTTAGGAAACATTCACCAATATACCTAGGAATAACTGGTTTAGGTTGATCATTAAGTTTTGCTGTTGCAATCTGTGCAAAGTAATTCTCAAGAGCATTCAGAAACTCCTTATTGTTTACATAATGTTCTGTACTTCTTGGTTTTGGCATAATGGTTTCAAGTCTTTAACCTGAATGGTTTGATATACTCATTATAACACGAACTTATCTATTCGACAAGTATTGACAAGAATACAAATGCCACATAGACTAGGCTTGTCCCGGTTGATAGATAAGTTATAGGTTCTTAGAGATTATAGAGTTTTTCTAGAACTTCTTTAGCATCATGGACACTAGAGATGTAACCCATCTTTCTGTCTAACTTCTGAAAGTTACCTTTGGTAGATTTTCTTACATACTCTTGATAGTTCATAATCATCTCAAGATTTTCTGACTCAGACATTGTAAGAACGTCATCTAAATTAATTATAAAAAGATCTTCATGAGAAGTCTTTAACCATGGTTCAAACTTATATCCAGTAACAGAACCTCTACTCTTCACGGGTTCTATCATAATAGGATTTGATATGAGTAGCATAGTTCTGTCATCCTCATCAGATGCTGCTACTTTTGCAAAAATTTCTTCTCCACATTTAAGTTTTATCGTGGCGTAAAAGTCATCTTCTATGCCCATATTGCTCCTCCTTGTTTAATCTTTTATGTCAATAGTTAAAATATCGTAATTGAATTGCTCAGAAACATAAATTTTAATACGTTCAATAAAATGATTCAATGTATAGTTTTTTCTGGATCTAATTGTAAAATCATCAGCAATATCATAAAGTTTAGCACTCACTTTATTTTTGCCTTTACGTAGGACTCTACCAATACTCTGTAAGTTCCGTATACGAGATTTGGATGGAGAGGCAAATATTACATTGTGTAGATTTTTAATATTAATACCGGTGCTGAATGTTCCATATGATGCAACAATGATAGCGTCCTGTTGTAATTCGGTAATTGACCTTACCTTTTCTCTATCTTCTGCACCAACACCACCGTGAATAAAGAATACTTTTCTTCCTTCACTTACCTTATTATTTATCATCTCATATAAAATTGCCCCATGAGATTCAACTCGACTGAACAAGACGAGAGTATTACCTTTCATATCACAAGAAAGATTTGTAATAAATTTATTTCTCATCTCGTGAGAGATGAGATGCTGAATCTCATCCTCGTAAGTATCAAACTTTTTTGGTTTGTACTTCAATACAAGACATTGAATATCAAGAGACGCAAGATGACCTTCATCAATTAATTTCTTTGTTCCAGTAACTTTATAAGATGGTCCAAACAATCCCTCTAACACCCACTTATGGGTCTGTGTCCCGTCTAATGTTCCTGTGAATCCATATCTATACTTTGCATGATGCAACTTGTCCATAATCCCTACAAGAGACTTACTCTTAAACAAGTGTGCCTCATCACCAATGATGACATCATATTCCTCAAAGAACTTCCTATCTAACTGATATACAGACTGCCAGGTGGTAATAGTCACTTCATTTGTATTGACCCTCTCACGCCCTGCGTAGATTCTGTGACAGTGGTTCTCTGGGTCCCAACCATAATCCTTGAAATCTTTATACATCTGTTCCACAAGAGATGTAGTAGGAACAACTAGTAAAATTCTATTGCCACGAGCCACATGGTATCGTACAACCGAGTAAATCATAAATGACTTACCAGATGCTGTAGGTGATATTAGTAACTTACGATTATATCTTAAAGCCTCATATACCGCATCTACTTGATAATCTCTTGGCGAGATATCAGGTGCAATACTTTTCATATAATCTTTTACACCCCCCTGACTTACAAAGTCATTTACTTCGAAGGGTGGTCCATAATACTTATTATTTTCAAATTGATATGTATAACCTGCGTTTTCACAAAATGCTATAACCTTATCCAGAAGACCCACATAGATCCTCTTTGTCTTCATATTATAAAGATGTATCTCACCGTTCCAATGCCTACTTCTATACTGAGGCATAAACTTCTTTGACTCCACCTCAAAGGTAAAGCGGTCTCTCAGCTCATGCTCTACATGTGGTTCAGTTGTTATTTTTAGATATACTTCGTTTACCTTCTCAATTGTCAAATGAGACATAATGTAACTTTTCAGTTACTATTATTTATTACATATTGTCAAACTTATATTCTAATATCATTCTATACAACGAATCTCTTAAGTACCAAAGATGTTGTTGTTCCATTGGAGGTCTGGCAGGAGAACCTTCCCAATTTTCAATCCTTTTCAAAACACAATGATGTAAGAGGTGAATATCCTCTATAGCCAAACTAATTGTATAATCAAAGTCTTGACTTGGTTCGAACTCTTCATCCATTACCCTGCTCCAGATGTGAACCTCATATAATCAATTGAATTTTTAATTTGATATGTTCTATTAGTTATCTGTTTTAAAATCTCTTCGATATATTTAAGCATAACTTCGTAGTAGTCTATTTTTAACGAAACTCCTGAGAGTTTCTCATCTGCGTCAAGATACTTTGACATAGTGTCTTTATCTCGGATCTTTTTGGGAAACGGAGTTTCAATATAAACATCTGGATCTGCCTTACCTGCGTAGAATTCATATCTTTCATGACGAATGTTTTTCTTCTGTTGTTCTGCTTTCTTCCTCAACAACATGAGGTTATTATAAATGTCATAATATTTTGCATGCAGAACGGGAATGTTTATAGATTCTGTATGCAGGTTATCAATATCAATTTTAGAATCCTTTTCCCACATCTCTTGGATTCCAGTCAAGTCAATCATTTAACAACAATCAAATGGTTCTATAGTATAGTTAAGATACTTGAAAGTGACATCAGCTGTCAAGTATTCCACATCAGTCAACGTTGAGTCAAAGTTAATGTCAGAAAGACTAGTAGGAAACATGTCTAAGAATTTGACTACAAACAGTGGTGTATTTATTGCACTGAGTATCGTTAGAGTTCCGTCAGAAGTTAAGTTAATCTCACTGCGTTGTTCTTTAGGTACATCCCAAGAGTTTTGAAACTTATAAATCTCATCTAGACTATCTGGAAATCCAAGACCCCTCATCCAGTTTTGGATTTGCATATAGTTTTCAAGATTTTGATCAATTAAAAATCTTATTCTTAGATCATTAAAATCTAAGATATCACCAACTCTCGGTATCATCTTTAGATAACTAGGTTGGTTTGGAGAACCTAGTGTAAATCCAGGAACGTTAATTGCATTACCAAAAAAACCAACCTTATTGGCTTTTGCTACTGAAAATCTAAATCCAGTTGCCTGTAGAAAGTTTCTATCGGTAATTTGTCCCGCGAATGAGTTTGTCATTATTCGTTAATTACAACTCCAGAATACCTGTGATGTTCCTCATTGGCATCTCCTTCATTGTTAAATTGTTTTCTTTCAACAAACAATTCTGTCCACTGATCGTTACCTTTGTAGTAAATTTCTTTGTTGCGAACGAGTTTTTTAATATGAGATGCCATGGGTTTAAGGCAGTAATGTATTATTTATCAGAGACCTGCATCAGTTAATCGTTGCTCAAGATCATGATAATTTATATCCCATCACAGAACATCTATTTGGTTCTGTGGGTTCTGTACTACCTTCATTATGAAAAACATAAAATCGCACTACATCATTTACAGATAAAAATGCCATACAACTGGTACTTGCAGTTACTTGTTGGTTTGCAGCTGTACTATTCCATCCTCTACCCTGAGTACTTATCCGTGTTCCGTCATCGTTTGCGCTGCCATTTTTACCAATAACAGCTTGAACATAATCCTGTGATTGAATATCATCAATACCACAATGCATTTCAAGATAATAATATCCTGCACCATCTGCTCCAATTGTGAGTGTTCCACTAGATTCATTAAATACTGCTATACTTGCACCACCAATAGAAAACTCCCTAGTTCCTAAATTTATCAAGCTTGTCAATGTGGCGTGTGTAACGTTCTGTTGGGTGTCTTGCTCTCCATAAAACATAAATGAGTGTAAATTTTGCCATGTAGGAGCACTAGTAGTACCAGTTGATTTTATTACCTGACCTGCTGTTCCATAATTAGCACCAGCTAGACCAATTTGTCCTGCTGATGCTATACGAAGTTTTTCAGTTTCTGTACCACCTACATCAGTTGATATTATAAATGG